TATATTTAACATGTCATTGCCTGTTATTAAACAACACACACTGGGCGATACACAGTTTCAATTTCAAAATTTTTTCACGGCAGATGTGTTTTATCATATTGAAAAAAACGGCATAATGGTCGATAAAAACTGCTTCATTGACTATTACAATGGGAAGTTAACAAACCCACAATTTAGTTTAAATCGCAGCAGAATATACACTCAATACAATTTATATACCACAACTTCACGCCCATCTAACACATTTAATAGTATTAATTTCGCAGCATTAAATAAAGATGATGGTGAACGCGCATGTTTCAAATCAGAAAACGATAAATTTATTGAAATTGATTTTCAGGGTTATCACCCACGATTAATTGGTGAATTGGTAGGATTTGAGTTTCCTAAAAATAGAAACACATATGAATATCTAGGTGAAATATTAGGTGTAACACAACAAGAAGCTAAAGAATTAACATTTAAGCAATTATACGGTGGTGTTTGGGCTGAATATAAAAATAAATCCTTCTTTAAAGAAGTAGATATGTTCATAGATGGTATGTGGGATACGTACCAATATGGAAAGCATTTAGTGACAGATAATAGAATATTTATGTTTGACGCTGATATGACTCGATCAAAGTTATTTAATTATATAATTCAAAGTAAAGAAACATCAACCAACGTTGAATTACTAAGATTAGTATTAAGTAAATTAGAAGGTAAAAAAACAAAATTAGTATTGTATACTTATGATGCTTTCTTATTTGATTATAGTGAAGAAGATAAAGAATTAATTTCGGATATAATAAATACATTAAAATATCCAGTAACCATTAAACAAGGCCAATCGTATCACGGTTTGGAAAAAATATAAATATTTATCATGGAACAACTAAACGAATTAGACTTGAACAAATTATTCTGTACATTTACAACTCCATTGGATTTGGAAAATACAGTTAACACAATCAACCGTCGCTACGCTATTCTCTTTAATAAAATATTCATCCTTGAATCTCCACAAAGCGAAGAACTGATGTGTACCTATAATATTGACTCGGGCAACGTACAAGATGCACCGATGGCCAATACTATCCTGTTACATCGTAAAAAAGAATCAAATACATTGTACACTATCAATGCTCTTAATACTTTAATAAGAACTTTAAATAATGGTGTGATGGACAAAAATTTCATCGTAAATTGGAATGACTATAAAAATTGTATTTTATTAACTGATGGTTCTGACTTACGTCGATTAGATACTTCAATCCATAAGATAATAGACTTCAACAAATAGTTTGGAGGGCCAAATTTAGAATCATAGATTCACAATATATTCCGTTCATAGAACGACTTACAATTAAAACAAAAAAAAACATGGATTTAAGTTTTGTCAAGCAAAAGCTTGAAGCGAACGCCAATCGAGGCGCAGGTCGTGAAAAAATCGACTACACTAAAATTTTCTGGAAACCAAAAGCAGGTAAACACCAGATCAGAATCGTCCCAAACACTTTTAGAAAAGAGTGGCCATTACGTGAAATTCAAATGCACTATGGTTTTTCAAAAGGACCAATCTTAGCACTAAGTAACTGGGGTGAAGAAGACCCAATCACAGACTTCGCTAAGAAACTACGTAAATCATCTGATAAAGATGATTGGACTCTAGCCAACAAAATTTCTCCTAAAACACGCTATTTTGCTCCAGTAATCGTTCGCGGTGAAGAGAGTCAAGGTGTACGTCTATGGGAAGTTGGTAAATTAGTAAATGACCAATTAATGGGTATCGCTAGTGATGAAGATTACGGTGATTTTACAAACATTACAGATGGTCGTGATTTTACAGTTGAAGCAATCGAAGATGTTATTGCTGGTAGAAAAGGCATTAAATGTACTTTAAGACCAAAACCAAAGTCCACTCCAATTTCTGAGGATGCTACTCTTGTAGCTAAATCATTAGATGAACAACCTGACATCTTAGCTATTAATCGCAAGTACACTTATGATGCATTGAAAGATGTATTGCAAAAGTGGCTATCTCCTGAAGATGAATTAACTCCAGAAGTAACTCCAACATCAATTGTAGATGAGGAAGATGATTTCTTAAAAGAACTCAACTCTCCAATTCAACCTTACACTTTAGATGTAAAACCGAGAGCAACAGCAACTGATAAGTTTGATTCACTATTTAATGACTAATAAATAATGGCTAAAATGGCTAAAAGTAAAGACAGTTTAACGACGGTTGTATCCGACTCGTTAAAACAATCCTTTGATATAAATGCGTATAAGAAATCTAAATTCTTAGATGAAACTACAAAATTCAAAGAACAGAAATGGATTCCATTCTCTTCCGCAATACAATCGGCATTATCTATTCCTGGAGTTCCTATAGGCCACGTTACTATAGCTAGAGGAGGTTCTGATACTGGTAAAACTACCCTAATGATTGAAACAGCAGTAGCTGCTCAAAAAATGGGAATATTACCTGTGTTCATAATCACTGAAATGAAATGGGATTTTAACCATGCTCGAACAATGGGATTAGAATTGGAAGCAGTTCCTGATGAAGAAACAGGTGAGATAATTAATTATAAAGGTTTCTTTATCTATGTTGATAGATCATCACTTAATACAATTGAAGACGTATCTTCTTTTATAGCTGATACTCTAAATGATCAAGCAAAAGGTAAACTTCCTTATGACCTATTATTTCTATGGGACTCAGTAGGTTCAATTCCGTGCGAAATGAGTGTTAAACAAGGTAATAATAATCCTATGTGGAATGCAGGAGCAATGGCTACTCAGTTTGGTAATTTTATCAATCAACAATTTCCACTTTCACGTAAACAGAAATATCCTTACACAAATACATTCTTTGTTATTAACAAAACAGGTGTACAACCAGCCTTAACACCAATGTCTCAACCAAAGATGACAAATAAAGGTGGTAATGCAATGTATTGGGATGCTTCAATTGTTATTACATTTGGTAATGTCACTAATAGTGGTACTTCAAAAATCAAAGCAGTTAAAAACGGAAAAAATGTTGAATTTGCTAAACGTACTAAAATTGCAATCGACAAAATTCATGCTGATTGTGGAGTAGCAACTTCATCTACTGTAATTACAACTCCTCATGGATTTATTCCTGATGAAGACTATGCTATAAAAGTATATAAAAAACAACATGCAAGCCAGTGGTTTGAAGGAGTAGTAAATGTTGATGAATTACAAATTGTAGAAGATAATAGCGAATGGGACGAAAGTGTCAAATTATCTCCTATGGTAGAAATAGATAATAATGAAGAATAAATACTCTGAGCTTTTCTCAAGTATTCAACCTGACACTCGCACATCACTAAGTTCAATTCTAATCATAGATGGTCTCAATACATTTTTGAGAGCGTTTACTATGATTAACCATATAAATCCAAATGGCCACCACATTGGTGGCCTAACTGGATTTTTAAAGTCAATAGGTTATGCAATTAAAATGCTTAATCCTACAAAAGTAGTGGTTGTGTTTGATGGCGTCGGAGGTTCGAATGCTAGAAGAAATTTATATCCTGAATATAAAACTAATCGTCATGCTAGTCGTATGACAAATTACTCTATTTTTACTTCAAAAGAAGAAGAAACAGAGAGCATAAACAACCAAATGGCAAGACTGATTCAGTATCTTAAATGCCTACCAATTACTGTTGTTAGCATTGATGGATTAGAAGCAGATGATATTATTGGTTACTTAACTAATAAGTTTCAATCTTATGATGAAACGGAAAATGTAACTATTATGTCAGCTGATAAAGATTTCTTACAACTAATTTCAGAAAAAGTACAAGTATATTCTCCTGTAAAAAAGAAAATATATAAACCAAAAGATGTATTAGAAGAGTTTGGTGTTAGTTGCTATAATTTTCTTAATTATAAAATACTAATGGGTGACCAATCTGATAATATTCCGGGAATTAGTGGTTTAGGTCCTAAAAAATTACTAAAACTATTTCCTGAATTATCTAGTGAAACTAATATAGAACTAGATGAAATTATTCAATCATCTGCTGAAAAAATAAATGAAAATAAATTATATTTTTCTGTAGTAGAAAGACGCCATCAATTAGCAATTAATTATCAATTGATGTCTTTGAATGGAAGCTTTCTATCACCAGAGAATAAACAAATAGTTAAAGATGCTTTTAATAATTCATATGAATTAAATAAGTATCTGTTTCACCAAATATATGTGAACGATAGATTAGGAGAATCAATCCCAAACGTAGATAATTGGCTTACAGAAGTATTTAATTATATACACTCTCTTAATAAAACTTAAAAAAGTTATGACAACATTACAAAAATTACAAGCATACGGACCGCAATTTCAAACAAAAGTAATTGGAGCATTACTAACACAGAAAAATTTCTTAGTAAATGTATCTGATTCTTTAGAAAAAGAATATTTTGAAAATCAAGCCAATCAATGGATTGTTAAAGAAATCCAATCATATTTTTCTAAGTACCATACCGTACCAACAATGGAGGTACTGTCTACTGAAGTAAAGAAAATTGACAATGATGTCTTAAAAATTGCTATTACTGAAGGGTTAAGAGAAGCGTATAAGGAATCACAAGCAAATGATTTAGATTGGGTAGAGAACGAGTTTACTAGTTTTTGTAAAAACCAACAAGTAAAAAAAGCAATCATGACTTCTGTTGATTTGCTTGGTATGGGTGATTATGATAGTATTAAAACACTAATGAATAATGCCTTAAAAGCAGGTGAAGATAAAAATATTGGTCATGAATATGATAAAGATATTGAATCCAGATATAGAATAGATGATAGAAATGCAGTACCTTTCCCTTGGCCTGTATTTAACAGTCTAACACAGGGTGGGATGGGTAAAGGTGATTTAGTACTAGTA